TCGATCGCCCGCGGGATCGACCAGATCCTGTCGACGCAGGTCTACCAGTTCCTGCCCAACGTCGCCGGCCAGCTCGGCAAGATCAGCGGCGACACGGCCGAGAGCTACCTGCTCGCGACCCGGCAGGTGCTCAACGTCAACAAGGCGTATGTCCAGGGCCGGAACCTGGTCCTCGGCACCGTCAGCGAGACGGCGCTGCTCCAGGACAAGACCTTCACCCAGGCCTACAGCGTGGGCGACGGCGGGACGGCGCTGGCCGAGGCCGCCCTGGGCCGGAAGTTCGGGTTCGACATCTTCATGGCGCAGAACACGCCGTACAGCGACCCGGCGGTCGCGGACACGGTCAAGGGCGCCATCAACAACGCCTCGGGCTACGCGGTCGGGACCAAGACCTTCACGGTCGACGGCTTCGCCGCGGCGATCCCCGCCGGCTCGTGGATCTCGATCGACGGCGACGGCACGCCGCTCCAGGTCGTCTCGACCGTGGGCGGTGCCACCCCGACCGCGATCACCACGTCGCAGGCCCTGAAGTCGGCCGTCGCGGACAACGCGGTGGTGACCGTGTGGGGCGTCGGCGCGATCAACAACGCCTCGGGCTACTCGGCGGACAGCGTCGCGGACATCGTCTACGACACCTTCACCCACGACCCGCAGGCGGGCCAGGGCGTGACCTTCGGCACCAGCACGACGATCTACGGCGTCATCGCCGTCGACACGGTGGCCAAGACCATCACCCTCGACCGCCCGCTGGAGGCGACCTACGCCGACAACACGGCGATCAACCTGCTCCCCGCGGGCAGCTACAACCTGGCCTTCCACCGGAACGCCATCGCCCTGGTCAGCCGCCCGCTGGCCCTGCCGATGAGCGGCACGGGCGCCAGGGCCGGCGTGGCCAACTTCGGCGGCCTCTCGATGCGCGTCGTCTTCACGTACGACGGCAACAAGCAGGGCACGCTGGTGACCCTCGACACCCTCCTCGGGGTCAAGGTGCTCGACCAGAAGCTCGGCGCCATCCTGCTCGGCTAACCGCGAGACGGGGGCGGACCATGGCGGTCCGCCCCCGGCTCCGCGTTTCCACCCCAGACGCAGGAGGCTCCTCTCATGGCCGATTTCGAGTGGCTCGTGAAGATGCTGACCCAGGGAGGGGCCGTCAGCGCGGTCGTGGCCGTCGTGGGCCTGATCCTCTGCAAGTATGTCCCGACGCTCATCAAGGAGTTCAAGGACACGGTCCAGGGGATCGTCAACACCCATGCCGAGACGCTGAAGGAGGAAAGGGAACTCTTCCGCGGGGAGATGAAGGAACTCCGGACGAGCTTCGCCACGGGGCTGAAGGAACTCACGGACTCTTTCTCGAAGCAGAACGACACCCTGAGCGGTCGGATCGACGGCCTTCGCGACGAGGTCCACGACCTCCGCGCCAAGCTGGAGAAATGACGTGGCCGCACCCCGGAACCAGTTGACCTTCCTCCGGAACCTGCTCTATGGCCTCAAGCAGACCTACGGCGCGCCGGCGGACGTCTACCAGGACTCGGACGAGACCCTCGACTTCACGAGCGGGGTCCGGTCGGTCACGACGCAGAAGTGGAAGATCCGGCGGGCCATCTGTCTGCCCACGGTCACCTCGGCCGAGAGCCTTTTCCCGGCCGCGATCAAGCAAATCTGGAAGCGGGACGCGGCCGTCGAGGCCGGCACCAAGGTGATCCTGGTCGACCGCAGGGACCTCCCCGATGGGCTTCACGTCGAGACCCACGGCTGGTACGTGGTGATCGACCACCGACGTTACGAAGTCCTCAAGGTCGAGGAGTTCGAACTCCGGGCCGCGTACCTCGTGACCCTCAAGGAGCTGGCCGGCGCCCGCGTGTACGAGCAGGTCGACGCCCTGGTCACCGACGTCGTGCAAGGGGGTGCGAATGTCAGTGGATCCTAACTGGACCCGTTGGATCGCCGCCTCCCTGGACCAGCATTTCAAGGAGTCGCTGGCGGACTCCGGCCTGACCCTCTTCGTCGAGGGGCAGCTCCGCAGGACCGACCACTGCGAGGACTACGCGGAACTCCGCTACACCGGCCCAAGGATCAACGAACTCTCCCGCAACTACTGGCAGATCGACGTCGATCTGGACGTGCTGGTTGTCTCCAAATCCAAGAACACGTCGATCTTTGGACCCGAGGTCGACGTCGGGAAGGTCCTCGCTGCATTCACCGAGGACATCCCCGTCTTCAAGTACGGGAACGGCCCAGACGACGACCCGAACGTGCAGCTCGGGTGCCTCCTGCTGAACCGCGACGACGGCGAGATCCTCGTCAACAACTTCGGCTACCCGCAGGACCAGGTCCGGCTCAGGCAGGCGAGCGTCGAGGCTTGCTACCGGATGAACCTTACAACCTAAGAGGTCTGCATGGCACAGATTGACCTCCGGCACGCCGATATCTACCTGAAGGACGGCTACACGGCCACCGGCGCCGTGAATCAGCCCGTCACGGCCCCGGCCAACGGCGACACGTCCATCACGGTCGACGGCTTCAGCAAGGCGATCCCCGCCGGCAACACGTTCACCGTCGCGGGATCGACCCGCACCTACACCGTGGTCAGCACCGTCGGCAACAACACCCCCACGTCGATCACCTTCACGCCGGCCTTCGCGACCGCCGACGGGATCCCCGTCGACAACGCGGTGGTGACCGTCGGGCCGAACGTGCTCAAGGCCAAGATCGGCGAGGGGAACCTGACGTTCAGCGCCAAGCGCGCCATGACGTATGTCCGCGAGAAGCGGAGCATCGTCAACGGCTTCGTGATGACCGGCGACGACGAGCCGATGGACATCAAGCTCGACCTGATCTGGGAGTACCTCAGCTCCGACACCGGCCAGCCGCCGACGTTCGAAGAGGCCCTGAACCAGATCGGCAACGCGTCCGCCTGGGTGACCTCGGGCGCCGACCCCTGCGAGCCGTACTGCGTCAACATCGAGATCGTCTACACGCCCCCGTGCACCGGCTCGAAGGCCGAGGTGATCCTCCTCGAGGAGTACCGCTGGGAACAGCTCGATCACGATTTGAAGGCCGGCACGCTGTCGACCTCGGGCAAGTGCAAGATGCTCCTGCCCAGCACGAGCCGCGTGGTCCAGCCCGTCACCCCCTGACCCGGGGTAGCCGATGGCCCAGATTGACCTCCGCAACGCCACCATCCGCATTGCGGATGGTGGCTCGAACCATATCGACGTCCACATCGGCGAGGGGGATCTCGCGTATTCCGAGAAGCGGCAGGTCGACTTCGTCAAGGCGCGAGGCGCCCTGGACACCGCCCGGGAAAACGAAGAGGTCCCGATGGAGGTCTCGCTGCTCGCGGTCTGGGAGCACATCACTTCCGCGGCCGGCGAAACCATCACGATCGAGGACGCCCTGAAGCGACGCAACGGGGCCTCGGCCTGGGTCAGCGCCTCGGCGGACCCGCTGGCCCCCTACTGCGTGAATCTGATTCTGATCGACACGCCCGCATGTTCCGGCGTCTTGAAGGAGACGCTGGTTTTCCCCCAGCTCCACTACATCGAGCTGGCCCACTCCCTGAAGGACGGGACGATCGCGATCAAGGGCACGTGCAACGCCACGGAGCCGACCGTGACCCGCGGCTGATCCCTCCCTGTGGCGATTTTCCACACCCCGACGAGGTAACTGTGAAGCTGTCCGGCCGCAAGATCGAAGGTGCCAACGTCGAGACCGTCGTCCTCCCGCGCGGGGACGGTCCTCCCATCGTCCTCACCGCAATGGCGGTTTTGGACTATGAGCCGTTCGACAAGCTCTGCCCGCCCCCCAAGCCTCCGGTCGTGATGCGACGCGGCGGGGAGCGGTCGTTCAACGTCGAGGACCCGCGGTACGTCCAGGCCATGAAGGAGTACGGCGAGAAGCGGAGCGCGTGGCTCATCCTCACCTCCCTGCGACTCGGGACCCCGGACCTCGAATGGGAGACGGTCGACTTCGGCGACTCGAACACCTGGCCGGGCTACGTCGACGAGATGCGTGCCGCCGGGTTCACGGAGACCGAGATCATCCGGGTCGTCCGCGCCGCGATGATCGCCAACGCCCTGGACGACGCCAAGCTCGAACAGGCGCGCAAGGATTTTTTAGCTTCTCTGGAGCGTCAGGACGCTCAATCGTCCTTCCCCGAGGACGAACCGAGCTCTACGCCGTCTGGCGCTCCTGCGAACGTCTCGGCCTCCGACCCCCAGGCGTGAAGATCCAGTTCGAACGCAACGACCCGGTCACCCAGGCCCGGCTGATCAGCTACTCGCAGATCCGGGACCTGGAGGACGTCGAGATGGCGGGGCTGAAGGCATGCACGTGACCGGCAGGTTCCCCGGCCTGAGGTTCGACTGGGCGAGGTATAGTGCGGATTTCGACGCGGCCCTCCGGCTCCAGCTTCGGCTGGCCGCGAGGGCCTGGTTGCGCGCCGTCATCCTTTCGGTGCCCTCCTGGACCGGACAGTCCCGCGGCTCGCTCCAGCCGATCGGCCGCTTCATCGGGATCACGGTCCCTGCCCCCGTCAGCCCGACGGCCCCGGGCGACCGCTCGGGCCTCGGCCGCCGGCAGCAGGCCTTCAACTTCACGGCGGCCGGCGGCATCTACATGATGCACTGGGAAACGCACGTCCCGCATTACCTCATCAACGAATACTACCAGGTAGATCTCCCCCTGCTCCACCCCACCCCGTGGTACTCGCTCGAGGCCGGGGAGCAGGCCTGGTATGCGTATCTCCAAGGCAACCTGCTGCGGAACATCCCCAATCCCGCGGCCTACTTCTCATAAAGGAACACCGAGATGGCAGCAGGTGGACCAGGGGTCGTCAACCTCGGGATCAACGCGAGCGGCTTCATCGGCCAGCTCAACGCGATCATCTCGCAGACGACGAACTACAACACGGCGATCGGTCAGGTCAACGTCCAGCTCAACCAGTTCCAGGCGGCCGCGAACAACGCCGGCCGTGGTGTGGGCGGGCTGAATGCCCAGCTCAACACGCTGGCCGCCCTGGCGAGCATCCAGGGCCTGTCGCGCCTCTACAATCAGTTCCAGGCAGCCACGAAGGAAGCCGCCGAGTTCTCGCGGAGCATCGGTCTGATTCAGACGATCACCGCCGATGCGAACTTGAGCTATGAGCAGTGGGCCGAGGGGATTCGCAAGGTCTCCGACGAGCTGGGCATGCCGCTGGCCGAGACCTCGGCCGCCGCCTACGACCTTCTGAGCAACCAGGTCACGAAGGCTGCTGACACCTTCGAGGTGCTCGCCGTCGCCGGTAACCTCGCCAACCTGACGAACGCGTCGGTCACGAACTCCGTCAACACGCTCTCCAACGCGATCAATGCCTACGGGTACAGCGCTCGCGACGCGGAGATGCTCTCGGCCAAGCTGTTCACCACCGTCGACCTCGGCCGCGTGAAGCTCAACGAGCTGGCCAACACTTCGGGCCGCGTGTACGAGACGGGCAAGTCGCTGGGCGTCAACTTCGAGGAGGTCAACGCCGGCCTCATCGCGATCACGCAAACCGGCGTCAAGACTGACACGTCGATGACGTTGCTCACCAACGTCTTCCAGAAGCTGCTCAAGCCGACGAAGGAACTCCAGGAGTTCTACGACAAGCTCGGCGTCTCGACGGGCGAGAACCTGATCCGGATGCACGGCCTGGCAGGCGCCATCGAGCTGATCGACCGGGAGACGAAGGGCAGCACGGTCGCGGTCCAGAAGTTCTTCAACGAGATCAGGTCGAGCCAGGGCTTCCAGATCCTGAAGGACCAGCTCGACGCCTTCAACAATGGCCTGAAGGAGCAGGAGTCGTCGCTCGAGCGGGCCCGGAAGGCTCGTGAGGTCTACGAAAGTAGTCCCGGCTTCAAGTTCCAGAAGGAGGCCCAGGAGTTCACCAATGCCCTCACGACGGGGCTGAAGACCGAGCTGCTCCAGGGCGTGATGTCGGTCACTGAGGCCTTTGGTGGCCTGCGGAACGCGGGCATGGCGGTGGTCGGCATCGTCGGCTCGGCGAGCGCTGCGATCGGGGTATTCGAAGTCGCGATGGCGGCCAGTACGGTCACCGCGGCCTCACTTGGTGCGGCCATTGCAACCATCGCCTGGCCGGCCACCCTCGCCATCGGCGCCGCGGCCCTGACGCAGTATCTCCTGAATGCCCAGGACGAGGCTGCCCAGCTCAGGAACATGTATGAGGGTGTCGGGGCCTACTGGGAGGCCAAGGCCCGCGAGGCCAGCGTGGAGGAGGGCAAGGACCTCGCGAAGGTGACTCAGGAGGCCAAGGAGCAGCTCAACAAGAGGATGCAGGACATCCTCGACTTCACGACGAAGGCTCGCAAGGCGTTGAACCTGGAGGCGAATGGCCTCGATGAGGTCGGCGACAAGCTCCGCGACCGACTCAAGAATGCCGTCGAGCTGGCCCTCGGGTCGGCGAAGGACGGCCTTCGAGAACTGGAAAGCCGGCTCAGCAAGGCCCTCTCCAACGTCTCCGCGGCCCGGAAGTCGCAGGGCGACCTCGCGGCCGCACGCGGCGACTCGCTCTACAACGCACGCCTGGCGATGGACCAGGCCCAGACCGGCGGCGCCAACGAACGCCAGATCATGCAGCGTCGGCTCAACGAGCTGAACGCCGAGGCGATGCGGGCTGCCCAGAAGGGGGACCTTGAATCGCTCAACCGGGCCAACTCCAAGGCCGAGTCCATCATCAACCAGGCCGCGACCGCGACCGACGCGAACGGATTCCTCAAGTACGTCGGCCAGGAGCAGACGATCACGGAGTTCTACCGCCAGCGGGCCCAGCTCGCCAAGATCGTCGAGGCGACGAACCAGCGAAACGCCGACGCCCTGGCACGACAGAAGGCGACCCTGAGCTCGCAGGTCAAGGCCGCGGAGGACGCGGGCGAAGAGGTCTACAAGTTCAGCCTCTTCAACAAGGACGGCTCAGCGAAGTTCGGCAACCCGAAGGAGGCGCTCGATAAGTTCCGGGCGGCGTACGAGGAGTTCAACAATCGAGTTACCACCGTCAACGCCAACCCGCTCGCCGGCGGCGAGTTCCGCGGCGCGAACCTGCTCGAGCAGCGGCGGCTGATGCTCGCGAGGATGCACGAGCTCGAGGAGGCGGCCGGGGAATTCGGCCTGCGGCCCGGCAACTTCATCCAGCGGCGTCAGACGGTCATCGACCGGCAGGGGCAGATCAACGACGTCGAAGCGGCGATGACCAAGTTCCTGGCGTCGGTGACCAAGAGGCTCAACGAGGCGGCCGACGAGGCGCAGAAGCGTGGCCTCGAATCCGGCCTGGCCGGCTCCCGGACCAAGGCGGCGCTGGGGGTGATCCTCGGCGAAGGCACCGAGAACGGCAACCTGTTCAAAGGTCGTCTCGACCAGGGCTTCCACCAGCAGATCCTCGGCCAGTTCGCCGAACAGGTCAACGGCCTCGCGGCCCGGGGGGACTTCAAGGGTGCCCAGGGCAAGCTCCGGGAGCTGGAAGATTTCCTCAAGGGGCTGGGGAACTTCAACCAGGAGATCATGCAGAGCGGCCCCAGGAACGCCAATGGCGAGGTGGTCAACAAGACGCCCCGTCAGGCCGTCGCCCAGGTCCGGGCCGCCCTGGCGGACCAGCAGCAGGCCGCCGGCGAGGCCGGCCAGGCTCGCCTCGGCTTCGTGCAGCAGGCGGCACAGGCTCCCGCGGCACTCGACGAGTTGAAGGTGACGCTCCAGAAGTTCAAGTCGCTCGACGAGGTGGCTGGCGCGGCGAAGTCCGAGCAAGTCAACCAGTTGATCGACACCCTGGCGACGGGAGTCCCGAAGCTCGCGGAAGGGATCAAGAAGGCCGCGGA